GGCAGCATATAATCTGCCAACTCTTGCCAGTGGCTTTCCCAGTTGCTGCGCTGGCTTTGGAGTTGCTTAAAGCGCCGATCAAGCTGCGCAATCATCGGGGAAATCTGCATCAGGACAGCCCGTAGCTTGACATCATGGACTTGCGCTTGGCCTTCTTGGGATCACCGCCCTTCATGCGGCCTTCCATCTTTTGGCTGGCGCGCTCCAATGGATCAACAGTCTGGCGGCGCTTGGCAGGCTGGGATGCCTTGGCACCCATTTCGCCAGCGATGTTTTTCTTGTTCATCATCATCATGATATTAATCCACCCATAAGGCTGCGGCGTTTGCGGGTGTCATCCTCGTCAGACAGCAGCCCGGCGGCGCTGGTCTGTATTGTGGATGAGCGGCCTTTTTTCTGCTGGTCAAGCAGGGCTTGTTCAGTTTCGCCTATCGCGTCAGGGTCTGGCACTGTTGGGGCAGCGGCTACTGCGCCAATGCCGTAGTTGGGCGCAGGGGCTGCACGGGCTGGTGCGGGTTGGCGGGGGCGGTCTTCTTTGTAAAGCTGGAAATCTCTGATTGCGTCAGCTTCTCTTTTCTCGCGCTGCTTGGTGCGCTTCTTGTAGCCATCGGTTTCTTCCATGCGGCCAAAACCAATCTGAATATCTTCTTTTAACGCTGCTGGCATAGATCTGAGATTATCGCCCATTGCGCTTGCTGTACTGCCCATATCTATCTCCTTATGCCGCGAAGGGGTTGTATTCCATGACAGCTTGACGCTGCGGAACACGCTGATGATCGCGGGGTTGCCGCATTCCTACGGCAAGGTATCTAAAACTATCGCTGGCATGAGATGACCAGTCGTGAACCGGGGATGCTCTGAACGACCTGGTGCGCTCATTGTACGCCCGGTGGTATTGTCTCAACGCCTCTAAACCGTCTTTGGTTTTCTCGCGGTCAAAGTAGCAACGGGGGATCAGCATCTGTGCGGCGTGAATGCCGTCCTCAAGGGGTAGCTTAGGCACTACGCGGAAATTCAAGCCAAGATCCCAAGCAACCTCGCGCCGTGATTTGCCGCTGCCCAACTCTCTGACTTCAATGTCGTGCGGGGCATGATGATCGCCATAAACATACCGCCGATCAGTCAGCATCTTGCAGTAGTGCGGCAAGCCTTCGTTGCGCGCTTCGTAGAAATCGATGACGTGGATTGCGCGGCCAACAGTTTGGGTGAACCAGACTGATGTACTGTCGCCAATGCCGAGGTCAAAAAACGTGTCAACTTTGTGCGCCGGGTCATACGGCACGTTGCAGATGCGGCCCTCGGTTTGCGCTGCTTCCAACTCTTTGCCGTATATGCTGCCGGGGACATTTGCATTGAAGCTGCATTCAAATTCTTGCAGATATTGGCTTTCGCTCATCATGCGCTGGGCGGCGGTTAACTCTTCCTCATCCAGCAAGCCTGTCTCGCTGGCCTTGTAAATCGCGTTTAGCCAATCATCGTCAGCGCTGGCCTGCTCATACAAATCAAAGAAAGCGTTGTGACCTTGGGGCGTGCCCAGAAAACAACACCAACCCTTGTAATCGCTGAGGGCTGGCCTGATTATCTCTGGAAACACTGACTCAGGAATGCTGGCGTACTCATCCATCACGCAACCCATTAGGTATAAGCCGCGCAGACTTTCGAAATTCTCAGTTCCAAGTAAGGATATTCTGCCGCCAGTGGGTAAATCGCAGCGCAACTCAGTTTCATTGAACTTAACACCGGGAATGCCGCCAGCAAATTCTTTCAGATAATCCCATGCAGTAGCTTTAACCTGCTTATAACTGGGGCCAATGTAGGCGTACCGGGGGCGCGCATGTTTGGACATCAAGCAATCACGCAGGATGTGATTAATAGCCCACACAGTTTTACCAAAGCGTCGATGAGTTACCACAACGCCCCACCGCTTGGCCTGCATCTCGTCATGGAGGGAAGCCTGCAAGGGACGCGGCGCATATGGGATTACGATTTCCACAGGGGTTGGCCTCCGCTGGCAGTGGATGTGTGCATTTTTGAGTCGGGTCCTACGCTATAGACAGGGGCGGAAATTTATCGCGGGGGTGGGGTTTGGGATTGCTGGAAACGACGATAAGGTGTTGTAGTTCGCATAATCGATATTATGTTAACAGTGTTATCGTTTAATTACAACAACTTAGCTATTCCGAGCGCAACGAGTTATCATTATGACAATTATGGGGGGCTGATCGATGCAATCTCTGCGCGCGTAGATCGGTCACGCTCCGCGTGCGATATACAGGACTTTTACGCACCATCTGTCTTGACGTCAATGTCACCACCAGCCCAGCTTATCGTGATAGCCTGCTGTTCTGGTGCATCTTCTTTCTTGTCCCTCACGCCGTGAGGCTGGTTCCTTGCTGTTGTCCACTTCAGCGTTTCAATCTCTAGCTTACGTCTGTTGACCTCCGCATGTAGCTTGCGCTGATCATCCACGTCAGGCAGCGGAGACATAGCCAACTGGTTGATCCTATCTGTGTAGAACTCAGCCTGTTGCACTCGACCTTTGCGATACAGTTCCCACAGATCCTCGTCCAATTGCACAGCGCGTGTAACTGATCGATAGCTTGGCATGTCATTCGCTTGACAGATCTCAGTCAGCGTTATGCCTTCAGCCAGCTTGTCTACAATCTTCTGCATGACACGTTTGTTGACGGTCTTTGATTTTTTAATCATGCGACCCTCCAAACAAAAAAAGACGCCCTCGAAAGGACGCCAGTTAACCACACAGGGAAAGCTATTGTATCACCGATTGGCACATCAACTGTTTGTCGGTCAATAGATTATATTTGTATGCAGCATATTTAGTTTTAGTTGCGCTTATGCTATCCCTTACGTTGAGGGCGGCTTAACACAACGTCACCTGCGTTCTGCTGTTAATTCATCACCTGCCGCCCTCACGATACACCCATGATCTTCGCCAGCCTGTCCAAGCCATCACGCAGCCTTTCGATGCCCATCCTGCTGGGCAATCTGTAACGCTTGGCCCATCCAGCGGCGCTCTCGCATTCCACCACCACAGCCCGGACAACACTGACGTAATCGGTGCCCAGCTTCTGGCTCAACGCAATGTAGTCGCTGAAGGCATATTCATTGATGCCGCCACCACTGCCGCCATCCACGATGATCCTGTCGTAGTTTGACGTGACCCTGCCAGCCTGTCGCGTCTTATCGTAGAGCACGAAAAATGCATGGGCAGCATCGTACTGACGTTGGCTCACCAGCCCCCTTGCACGGTATCGATCCATTGGCGTTTGCCGTGAGATGTAGGCACGTTTGACACTGCCCAAACGACCGCCATCCACGGTTTCATATTGCACACCGTCTGCCTGTCGCAACGCCTCTGGTGTACCGTGATCAGCCCTGCTTCTGGCCTCGTTCAGTGGCTTGGCTTTTTTCTTCTTTTTGACCATGATTTACCTTTGTGAATAATCGCGGCTCTCAGGCCGTATATCGTTTGGCCCTATGGAACCCTTACCGTTTGCCTTAGATGGCGCTGTGGGTGGCCTCTCAGGCCCTGTGATGGCAATCTGAGCGCCCAGTGCCGCGTATCCCGCAATATCTATCCAGCTATCCTCATGATCCGGGGTTTCTTGAAGCCTTGCGATCTTCACTTGGATCATCACCAATGCCATGTCGGTTGCGGTCAAGTTGCCGTCAGCTTTTTTAATGATTGGGTTCACCAGATCTGCCATGCGTTGGAAGTTGCTTTGAGCGTCACCATAATCGTCGGAGCGCTGCCCATAAATTAGATCTTTCGCTTCTTCCAACACATCCAGCGCCTCGAACTCTTTCATTCGGCCACCGCCTGATAGACCCAGCAATCATTTCGTTCACGCGCACCTGTGCGATATTTTGCGCTGCCTTTCTGGACGTGGCCCCTGACCGTCATGCAGATCTTTTCTGCCAAGTTGGCGCTGGTCAGTGATTTGATCAGGTTGGCAGACTTGTGCGTACTGATCGACATGCGCTCCGCAAGATACTTTGCAGTGCATGGCCCAGCCTTGCGCATCTCGTTCAGCAGGATGATTGCTGTGTCATCTACCTGCCGCCTCACGTATGTCCTGTCACACGGCAGCACTTGGCGTCTGACGCGCTTGGCTTGCTCACGTTCATACTCCAGCATCATTGCGCCAACGTCAGCCTCTTGACCGGGCAACAGCACGTCAGCAGGTAGGCGCTGTGTTGTACGTGGCAAAAATAGATCTGTATTGTTTGTCATTTTTTTTGATCCTGTTCTAGTTGATATTTACGTTTGCGTAGCGCGTCTAACTCGTCAGCGTTCCAAGCTGTTAATATCCAAGCATTGCATCCTTGCTCGTATAAAATTCGTCGGCGGTTTGCGAACCCTTCTAATTCGCCAAGACAAGTAATTTTATTTATCTTCAGAAGGAATATTTCATGTCTATCTTTCACCGCAGGATGACTTGATTTTGAGCGATGGAGGAGGGCGGAGGATACCTAAAGGTATTTCCTCCACCTCCTCCACCCATTCGCCGCTGGAGGCTTAGGCGGAGGAAAGCGGAGGAAAGCGGAGGAAACGCGCTCTCAAACCCCTTATTTATATGACGCGCCATTTTCCTCCACCTTCCTACGCTTGCCTGATTTTGTATTTTGACGCGCAAAGCCAAAAATGCTCGTCATTCGCCGCTAAATGACCGTCACTTATCATCACTGAAACGCTCTCTCTAAACGTCCCTCTTTTGTTTTGCGTGGTGATTTTTCCGTAGAAATGTGACCTCAGATCTGCCTCTGAAATCGCCCATCTGGTGCCACTATCTGGCCACCCTGCACCGCTTGGGTTTGGCGCTCCAATGCGCTCCCCCTGCAATTGCGTAAAGCATTCCACCAGCAGCTTGCCATTCTTTGACATTGGCTTTCGTTTGGCGTCTGCTATCTCGTCGCCTTGCACTGGCTCAATCACGCAGGTGGTTACGTCATCCCCATCCTGATCCACGCCCAACGTAATGACATCCAGCTTGAACGCGAACTCTGCCCCGGTTTCCATGTCGCGTTGCTTTGTGGCGCGCGCAAACCGCAGGCCATCCTCTCTGCTTAACTCCATTTCAATTTCGGTATCTGTGGCGGCGCGCAGGCTGCTATGCCCTCTTGCCCCTGCCGCAACATCCTTGCCGCTGTGATGCACCAGCATGCAGTGCGCCCCTGTGGCTGCTCTCATTGCGTCTACGTTGCTGATAAACGCCGTCATATCCTCCGGGCCGTTCTCATTGCCGCCTGCCATTGCTCTGCTGACAGTATCCACCACAATCTGTACGCAATCCTGCTTTGACGCTTCTTTGATTTCCGCAACCAGCGCTATGATTTCAGCCAGATCAGCATTTGGCCGCAACAGATCCACCGGGCTTGGCCGTATGTATAGCGGCACGTCAGTACGTTCGTACTTCTGCGCCAGCGCGTATATCCTGTTGTGAAAGCTACTGCCGCCTTCAGTTGCCAGATACAGCACTGGCCCACCTGATACCCTAAACCCGTGCCACATTTCACCTGACGCGACATGC